AAAATATGAACCCGAGGGGGGTCAAAACTAAGTTGGCGATTTAGCACGGAAGGGGGTCACTTTTTAGTTGGCGTTGACATCTAGGGTTCTGTTCATGAGGAATGCCTCAGGCCACAGCCAGCAAACCGCGTGAGCGGATAGCGCGATACAACTCGTCCAGTGCCCCATACAGTTCTTGAGGACTGCTGTCGTTGGTAAGGACCAAGTCGTCCGGATGGACTGACACACCCGCTTCGCTGATGTGGGGATTCACTTCGGCTGCGTCGTGTCGGGACAAATGAATGACAGTCCCGCCGCGTTTGCGGATGAAGTCGGCCTCGTTTTCGAAGCGGACATCGCTTACGACAAAGCCCGGCACGCCGTCGAACACCGCACTGAGGCAGTCAAGGTTCTGTTCGGCGAGGTCAATCCACAGGTTGGCGCTGATCATGTGACGGCCCCACTCGGTGCCGAGCAGTTGCATCAACTGGCGAGGTGAGCGACCCAGCCAGTCAATAGGCTGTTCCTTTTTCTCGCCTTCTAGATCCTCGGGGCTGAGGTTGAATATGGCCATGATGCCGTCGCGCAACGGGTCGGCGAATGCGTAACACTCAAACCCGTGCTCGTGGGCCAGGTGGTGGGCGGCGGTGGTTTTGCCGGAGCGGGCAGGGCCGGTGAGGCCGATAAGGATCTGCTTCATGCCGCATCACCTCCCCATGGGCCGAAGTCATCGACTGCCGGTACCGGTGCTGCTTTCGCGGCGCTACTTTTAGGCTGGATGATCAACAGCAAACCGGTTTGGCGCTGGATGGTGGCGATGGATTCGCGGTTGGAGGCCGCTGTCGGGTGGAGATACACCGGACAGCGGGTATTGCGCTGAGTGGTTTGCATGGCTCGTACTCTGTGGTGAGAGGGAATACGAGGCCAACAATACAAATACGTATTGATTCAGTCAATACGTAAATGTATTGATTTTTGTATCGGTTAGAAAATTTCCAGTTTCGAAATCACCACCCCACAGATAATCGCATCAGGCGGGAGTTCGATGATGGGGTCCGGCCAGGTTGGATTCAGCGGCTTAAGGAATATTCGTCGACCTTCCATTACAACCTGCTTGAAGGTCGCCTCGTCGCTGTCGCTTAGCTTCGCCACAACCAGAGAGCCGTTTTCATAATCCTTCATCGGGTCAACAAATATAATGTCCCCATCTCGGAACGACCGCCTCTCGTGCGGATTGAACATGGACAGTCCACGCACGCGCAGTGCGTATGTCTGAGGGCTGTGGGAAACTGCGCAGGGGAGCCAAGATTCAGGGTCGTATGCAGGACTGACTTCTGAAATCTCACACCAAGACCCAGCTTGAATCCAGGAGATCAACGGTACAGTTCCTTTAATGTCTGGGCCGGGTTCGACGTTTGGCTTTCCTTCAAACAGTTTGCCTTTCAAGCCGAATTTGAATTCGACGCCTTCACCTCCGTTCCACAACCAATGCGGGCTCACACCCAATGCACGAGCAATTTTCTCTACGTTCTCATGACGTGGACTCGCCGACTCGCCCGTCACAATTCTATGCACGGTCGGCTGTGAAACGCCTGACCTGCGACCTAACTCACCCTCCGAAAGGTTGAGTTCACTCATACGCTCAGCGATGCGTTGGCCTATCACTTTTTTGCCTTTTGATTCTAAAACGTATTGAAAGTGTATTGCTTGATCCAATACGCATGCGTATTATCCGGCTAATGCGAATATGCATTGGTGAAAACGATGACGATTCAAAAGATGCTGAACGAACTGATAGGGCTTGGTTTTTCGCAGCGCGGTATTGCAGACCAAGTCGGCACCACACAGCCAACCATTTACAGGGCGACCAAGGGGGCAGATATCCGATACGAAACCGGAAAGGCGATCGAGCGCATGCACGCTCAGGAAACAACATCCGCCTTGAACAAGTCAGCTGCATGAGTCACTGGGGTCGGAATCCTCTCACCACAAGAAATACTCCGACCCCTCAGGACAGCGCATAGCGCTGATTGACCCGCCGTTGGGTTCCTCTCACCACAAGAATCAGCCCAACGACTAGAACGATGAACCGTGCCGCACAGCACGTTTAGCACAGCACATCGGTCGTGGTCGTAGGATAGGGGGTGCCCCTGCCTATGGCTACACCGTAAACGGGGATTTTACGGTTATGAGTCGCACGGATCTTTTGCCTGACGCTGGTCAGGTACTTTCGTTGCGTCAGGCGCTTTACCGCGCCGGGCGCGATTACAAGGGCGGGGTTACTGCCCTTGCCCACGACATGGTGTTGGGCAACGACACCCTCCAGAAAAAACTGAAGCTTGATGAAGAGCGGCGCTGGCTCAATCCTGACGAACTGGAAGACATCGTCCGGTTGACTGGCAGCCCGCTTTTGCTTGATGCATTGATGCGTCCCGCCGGGGCTGTTTGGTATCAGCCTGAGCCTGTCGCCGCGACCCAGGATGCGCTCAAGTCAGTCGGCAAGCTGCTGACCGAAACGGGCGAGTTCGTTTCGGGCATGCACAACGGTGCTGCCGACGGTGTATGGGAGTTGCACGAAGTTGCTCTGCTCGAGAAACAGGGCAACGACATCATCCGTGCGGTGCTGGGCATCATGGCCGGCGCTCGACTGGCGATGGAGGATCGTGCCAATGGCTGACGATATCGACCGCGCCACAGAACAGGCGCAGTACCTACTGGATGTTGCTCTGTTTCGGCATCGCCGCATCCCGACAAGCATGGTCAGCGCGCAGTTTTGTGAAGACTGCGACGATCCGATCCCCGAGCCACGCCGTGTTGCCATTATTGGCTGCGAAACGTGCATTCACTGTCAGTCGCTGCGGGAGCAGCGTAGATGAGTGATCGTCCAACACCGCTTTCTACTTGGGCACGCCGCTACTGCGAGACATTCAACTTTGCGTTAGTACCGATTCAACCGGGCGAAAAAGGCCCAAAGGGTAGGGGCTGGAATCAGCCCGGCAAGTACATCGTTGATCCTGCCAAGGCCGAGGCGTTCTGGACAAAGAATCCGAACCATAACCTCGGTGTCGTCTTGGGGCCGAGTCGGGTGTGTTCGCTGGACGTGGACGATGTCCAGTGGACACGGTTCGTCCTATACGAACTGCTGGGCGTTGATCTGGATGCGCTTGCCCTGGCTTTCCCGACTGTCGTCGGCAACCCGCTGCGGTTTCGGGTCCTCTTTCAGGTCCCGGAAGGTCTGGAACTGACGCGGCACTCCCTGTCTTGGCCCAATGAAAACGACCCGGACGGGTCAAAGCACAAGTCAATCATGCTGAAGGCAAACGCCGCTCGGGAGGCGGGCGATATGGCCAGAGAGGCCTTGTATCGAGCAGATGCCGAGCAGTACAAGCGGTTCACAGTGTTTGAACTGCGTGCAGGATTGGTGCAGGACGTACTGCCGCCCTCCATTCATCCAGGCACCGGCCAGCCATACACCTGGCGCACGCCGCCTGATGCTTCGGGGCTTCCAGTTCTGATCAGCGATCTGCTGAATGTCTGGAACAACTGGGACGTCTTCAAGCGGGGCGCGGAGGCTGCGTGCCCATGGCTGCCGAAGGACGCCAAGCCTGTTGGCAAACAAAAGCCGAAACCGAAGTCAGCCCCAGCAGGTGGCAAGCGGCCTTCTGTCATTGACGAATTCAACAACTGCCACGATGTCGAAGAGATTTTGCGCAGCAACGGCTATACCAAGCGTGGGGGCAAATGGCTTTATCCGCAGAGTAGTACCGGACTCCCTGGGATCACCGTGGCGGAAGGCAAGGTGTATTCGCATCATGCGGCAGATCCGTTGGCCAACGGTCACCAAAACGACGCGTTCGAAGTGTTCTGTTTACTGGAGCATGGCGGGGACCAGTCCAAGGCGGTGAAGGACGCGGCGCGGATGCTCGGCATGCAATCGACCCGACCCAGCGCAAGCGATCTTCCCCCGGCCCCAACTGAGTGTAGCGACAAGCCAGATGCAGCAGCGGAAGCGGCAAGCGAGGCGGCTCCTGCACCTGACGGGGGGGCGGGGGAGGAGCTGATCATCGAGCAGGTGCTGAGGCGTTTCGCGTTGGTAGAAGGCACCACGCATGTTTGGGACTTCGATAAGTCTCGGGCGATGAAGAAGTCGGCCTTTGAAGCGCGTGTGGGCAAACCCATTGCCAAGCTGTGGCTCGACGCGACCGACAAGAAGCTGATCGCCGACGATCAGGTGAAGGACATCGAGCAGGCCCGCAAAATGGCGGGCAAGAAGGGCGGTGCTCTCGGCATGCGCCCCACGGAACGGTATGTGTACATCGACGGCACCAAAGACGTTTGGGATCGGGAGAAGAAACGCCGGATTGCCGAGGGTGCCGTCAAGATGGCCTTGGGCGACACCTATGCGCTCTGGTTGAACAGCAGCGAGCGGCGGGTGGTGGACGTCGAACACATTGTCTTCGACCCGACCATGACGAAGGACCCCAGCATTTACATCAACACCTTTGACGGCTTGCCATTGGAGCCTGTCAACGACGACGCGGCGTGCGCCAACCTGCGCTGGCTCATCTCATTCCTCTGCAACCATGATGAGGCTGCTGCACTGTGGCTGACTCGGTGGCTTGCATATCCGTTGCAACACCTCGGGGCCAAGATGGACACGGCGGTGCTGATGCACTCCACCATGGAAGGCTCGGGCAAAAGCCTGTTGTTCGCCGACACCTTCGGCGCGCTTTACGGGCAGTACGCCGCGACAGTTGGCCAGGCCCAGCTGGAGAGCAACTTCAACGCCTGGCAAAGCAGGAAGATGTGGGCCGTGTTCGAAGAGGTGGTCAGCCGGGATCAGCGTTACAACCAGGTCGGCAAGATCAAGCACCTGGTCACTGGCAAGACCGTACGTATGGAGTCGAAGTTCATCAACGGCTGGGAGGAGGCCAACCACATGAACGCGGTGTTCCTCAGCAACGAGATCCTGCCGTGGCCGATCAGCGACAGTGACCGGCGAATGTTGGTCATGTGGCCGATGGAGACCTTACCGGTCGCCCGACAGAAAGCCATCGGTCGCGAGCTGGAGAATGCTGGTGTCGCCGCGCTCTACGGCTGGTTGCTACGTGTGGATCTGGGTGACTTCAATGAGCGCACGCGACCGCCCAGCACCGCCTCACGCGAGCGGCTGGTTGCGCTCAGTCGGGCCGGGTGGCAAACGTTTCTGTACCTCTGGCGGTATGGGGAATTGGGCCGAGGGCTATGGGGGGTGTGTCTTTCAACAGACCTGTATGCCTTGTTTCTTGAGTGGTGCCAGCGCAACAAAGAGCACGTGATGAGCCAGACGAAGTTCTCGCTGTTCATCAGCTCCGAGGTGGAGAAGACCCGGTCAATACCCTGGACTGAGCGCAATGATCGGCGCTTCGGCGCTTTCTTTGTGCCCGATGATCCTGAGGCTTCCCTGCCCCCATCGATGAGAGCGCCGGACTTGGGCGTTGCCGTCGATGCCTGGCGGGCCAAGGCACGCCTTGCGGGGTGGAACGTAGACAGCTGGGACCACGTGAAGGCGGTCGCAGCATGAGTACCTCTCAAAGTGTGTCGGGTGTGTTGGGTATGTTTTGTGTTGGTTTTGGCAACCCGACACAGATCAAACGCCAATTTTTCGCGGGGTGCAGACGTGTGTGTTGGGTGTGTTGGGTTTGGCGTCGCGTGCGCGCATGCGTGACGTTATTTACACCGGTTAAAGCGCAGTTATTTTTTCCCCATGCGAGGACCTATAAACCAGACAAACCCAACACACCTAACACACTCTTTCTTAATTCATTGTTTTTAATGGGTTTTAAGTGTGTTGGGTCTGTGTTGGGTGGGGTGTTTTGTGTGTCGGGTTCAGTTTTCGAGAGGAAAGGGCAGTGATCAAGGAAATCGAAGCGTTGATGGTGCATTGGGGCGAGCAAATGCGCGAGCGCGGCCAAGGCGGCGGTTTGGGCAGCCAGATGGGGGCCATTATCGAATGGGGCGGCGCGCCGCCGCGTGGTACGCCGGGTTCTCGGATACTTGGCGGTGCTGGGTGCGGCATTGATCACATTGCCAGTGAGGTTCAGGCAGCAGTGGCAGAGCTGGAACGGTCAGGCCGCTCACCGCTTGCACGGTTGGCAATGGAGCGTTATTGCGCCATGACCACGATCCGGGAACAGATGAAGGCAGTCGGCATTGCTGAAGGTGCTGATCGCACTTATCGCAATTGGGTGGATCGCCTGCACCAGCAGGTCCTGTTGATTCTCACGCTGCGCAGCGGCTCGACGCGTGGCTATCAGGTTGGACCGCAAACCAACCGCCATCTGAAGGTGGCGACAGGTGCTTCGAGAGCGATTGGTATCTCTCAGGCGCTCTGACTGTGTAATTGCATACACTTGACCAACTGTTAGCATTGGACTTGACCTGTCGTTTACATTCTTGCTGACCAGTTGATTGGTGTCAGCGGATACTACTCGGGGGGAGTGCATCAGCCAGGCACTGAATGACTGCAACCGACCCTAAACGGCCTTTCGATTTTTGGAGCGGCGTCCTTGTCAAGCGTGCTACCTATGACGCAGTTACGGGCTAAGCTTTGACTGCCACCATGCTGGGATGAATTTGCTTAGCTAAGAGGGTAAGGTGGCAGCTAGTTTTTGTGCCGAAGTGATCGCATCATCTGCCATAGAGATGAAGCCTAGAAGTGACATTGCTGACTGATGGATCCGAAAAATCCGGTTCGGCGTTAGGGGAAATGGGTATGTGGCTTGAAAGCCTCAGTTTGTTGAATTTCAGATGTTTCAAAGATCTTACAGTCGAGTTCGATAAAAGGCTCACGGTCATCGTGGCTGAGAACGGACTAGGAAAGACTGCGATCTTGGATGCTATTGCTATTGGTTACGGTCGTTACCTGACCAAGCTCCCAAATGTAAAAGGAAGAACGACTTCCGAAACGGATGTTCGTCTATCGAAGGGCGAGCAGAAAGAGCGTGTGATGGCGATCCATTGGGAAGCCAGAACGACAGAAAATGAGCTGGTCGAATGGTCGAGCACTAGACGTGCTCCTCTTACGCGTATCACGTTCGAAAAGCTTATGGCAGGCCAACCTAGTGGTAGATATCAAGCTGGCTCAAAAGTCATGGATGAACACACCCGAAGGCTCGTTGAGGCTGTAGATGCCGGTGATTCGGTACTGATCCCTGTAATTGCCTACTACGGCACTAATAGGGCGATACGAGAGGATGTGAAGCGACGCCGGAATTTCAAAAAACAGTTTGAGCGATTTGCTGCGCTTGAAGGTGCCTTGGATCCAGACTCTCGCTTTCGAGCAGCATTTGAGTGGTTCAATGCCCTTGAAGACGAAGAACGTCGTGAGCGTGAGGCTCGTCGCAGTTTTAAATATGTGCAGCCCGAGCTTGAAGCAGTTAGGCGCGCGATGATAAGGATGCTTCCAGACGGCTTTCTTAACCCGCGCACTGAAATCCGGCCGCTTAGGTTCGTGATTGATCGGACGATGCCTGATGGAGTGATTACCACATTTCGTATATCTCAGCTAAGCGATGGTTATCGAGTAGTGCTTGGTTTGGTGATGGACCTGGCTCGGCGCTTGGCGCAAGCGAATGGAGCCTATGCAAGCAAACTGAAAAAACGAACGAGCGTACTAGATCTTCCCGCGATCGCACTGATAGATGAGGTTGACCTGCATCTTCACCCGATATGGCAGCAGACAATCCTAAGCGATCTGATGCGCACCTTTCCAGGCACCCAGTTCATCGTAACTACTCACAGTCCTCAAGTGCTCTCGACAGTTAAAAAGGAGAACATTAGAGTCATTGCACGAGATCAATATGGCAACGTTGCCGCTATGAAGCCGCTAGGCAGAACGTACGGAAGGCCTAGTGGCGATGTTATGCATAGTGTGATGTTGGTCGACCCTCAACCTCCTATCGCTGAAAAAGCAGATTTGGAAGTACTGACTGCATTGGTTGATCAAGGAAAGCATGGTAGCAAGAAGGCGAAAGATTTAATGGGTGCCTTGTTGATAGCTCTTGGTGAGGAGCACCCACAGCTGCAACGTTTGCAGCGCAGCATCCTACGGAAAAGGGTGCTAATGTCGTGAGATATCTTGTCAATGGCTCATACATGTCTACGGGGTTGAGCAACGCACATGCGGTCCCCCCGACTGATGCTCTAGTAGCAAAAGAGAGATGGCAAAAATTTAAGCCTTATAAGAAAAAACTGCTTAATCATCTGCTCAAAGAGCAATACCAGCTTTGCTGTTATTCTGAATTACGTGCTGATGAGGCAGGTTTGGGGTACCACATTGAGCATGTGATAAATAAAGGAATGATGCCGCAGCGGACATTCGATTACGGTAATTTGGCGGCCAGCGCGATTCATAGTGAACAGATTCCAAGTCTGCCGAAGGGGCAGGTTTTCGGAGGGCATGCGCCGGGCAAAACAAATCCATATGACGAATCGCTGTTTGTTTCCTGCCATGACGCCAATTGCGCGCGTTTTTTTGCTTACCTATCGGATGGACGTATCGTTCCACGAGAGGTGTTGAATAAAGCAGATCAGAAACGTGCGCGATACACAATTGACTTACTTAATCTTGACAGCCCATTCCTTAGGGTGCTTAGAAGGAACTGGTGGAGCGCGCTCGATGAAGAGCTAAACGAGTATATTAATGAAGACTTAGATTATACCGCCCTTGTTCAACAAGACTTGCTTCCAGACGATGGCAAGCTGAATAGCTTCTTTAGCTTGACGCGGCAGTTCTATGGTCCGGTTGCAGAGGATACGCTAGCTAAGGAAGCTCCTGAGCTCTTGTAGTTATGGCCGCTTAGCGCTTGAACAGGTACATTGACGAACCACAGACCGCTTCTGGCCGTTCTCTGCAGGTCGTCACTACCGCGTACGCTGGTCAAGTCAAATGCAAACGGTTGTTCGGCACGAATGCAATTGACGGGTCACTGGCAATGCATATGAGTGGGCAAGTCCACGCTATTACGCACTCTGACCGTCCGTCCGGGTAGATTGTCGTATTGTGGTCGTATTGATGTTGTATTGCGGACACATTGTGTCCAACCGTTAAACAGCCCTTTTAGGTTTTTCCGAACGCCGGTACAACGTGGGCACGATCTGCGATTTGCGCCTGAATCACAGTCAGAGCACCTGCTGTGCATGCTTTACCCAGCCATCCCCAAGGCTGTCACCAACCCTGCTTCGGCGGGGTTTTTAATTTCAGCTCCCCCGGAAGGGTGGCAACCGGATGCGCACCATGCCCGACAAACCAGATACGTGGGCCAGGATCGTGGCGGCCATTTCAAATCCACTGTGGCAGGGCATGATCATGGCCATCGTCGTTTCTCTACTGCGCATCCTCTACGACGCCAAAGAAACCAGTAAGCGCCGGATCCTGTTCGAAGCGCTGATCTGCGGTTCGTTGAGTCTGGTTGCGTCCAGCCTGATTGAGTGGATGACCTGGCCGCCCAGCCTCTCGGTGGCTGCAGGTGGAACGATTGGTTTTCTCGGCGTCACGGCCATTCGCGAGTTGGTCACCCGATTCATTGGCCGCAAGGTGGACATCACATGAAAGCCATCGCTGCTGCAATCATCATCACGCTGGTGGGCTTGTTGCTCGTTGGCATCCAGCAGAGCCAGATCGTCGCATTGCGCGGCGCGGTGGAAGTTGAGTCCACAGCCAAGAAGAAAGCGCTCGACGCCAACCTCGAAAGCGAGGCCACCATCACCACGTTGCGCGCCGAGGCCCAACGTAACGCGGCCTACCTGAAGGACTTGAATCAACGGATCAAGGCCAGCGAAAACAAAGCCAAACAGGCGAGGAAAGAATTTGAAGACCTCAAGCGCAACAGCAAGCCCGTTCGTGATTGGGCTTCTCAGCCTTTGCCTGACGGCCTGCGCGGCAAAGCCGGTGGTGGTAACAAAAACGTCAGCGGTTCGAATCGAACCCCCTGAGCTGATTCCTTGCGAACGCGTCAACGCCGATGAGGCTGACCTTCGTTCGAACGGTGATGTATGGGAGTTGAAGGATCAGGCCATCAAGCTGCTCGACACCTGTGCCGATCAGGTCGATGCCCAGATCCTGCGCAGCCATAGCAAGTAGCATTTGCCATTGCGCCGGTATTTTTGTTGTGTAGGGGAGGGGTGCTATTCGATGGGTTGTTGGACGGTGCAAAGTGCATTCGCCCAACAGATAGGCTCAAAGCCTATCATTTTTAGCCTTTAGCATGAATCCGGTTGTACTCCGAGGTTTTCCTTTGAATCTGGGCCATATATTCCGCATTTCGTTTTGCGTGCCCAGAATTGTTGCGCGCGTAAGTATCGAGAGCAGCTTGGATACTTTTTTTCTGAGAGTCAGTTGTAGCGCGATGATACTCCTGAGTCTTACGAGCAATTCCCGCATTTTCGTTTGCGATTTTTTTGTTCGTATCCGAAATACGGATATTAAGCTGATCTATTTCCGAAGTAAGCCTCTTCATGCTTGCTAAATCGGTTGATGTGTATGCCATTGCGCTTTCTCCTTGCCTGGACTCGACGCGAGCCTGTAAGCGTTAATTGGGTCTACTAATAAGTTTCCAAGCTTTTTCAGAATATTAAGTGAGACAAAATATTACATGCACCTAGGGAGACGCTGAAAAATTAACCCGTTCGCACCGTCTTCATTTCCAAGCCGGTTTTTTTCAACCTGCCGGCCTTGCTTT